CACTTCTTTGTTGACCATTGCTTTAGACTCTTTCATATCACCACCTTTTGAAAATTTGCGGCCCTTATCCGCGTTAGAAAAATCCTTACCCACGGACTGTGGGACTCCCGCTTTCTTGGCAAACGATGGATTGTGGGCCACCGCCTCCATGAATTTATGCTGTTTTGCGCTGGTACTAGGCATATTTAGCACTTCCACCTTGCGAGCGAAGCTGCTTTACGAGTAGGTTTGCCCTTCTCGTCTTTCATTGGCCCCGGCATGCCACTCATACGCGCACAAAATGACTTCTTACGTGCGCCACCTTCCGGCTGCGGAGCTTTCAGATTACTACCCGTAGCTGCGTTGTACTTAGCTCTGCCTTTGGCAGTCAAACCCGCCCCCTTGGAAGCAGGTAGCTTTTCGCCACGACCAACAGCAAGGGAGGGGGTTTTCTTAGCCATAGTAGATATTTACACCGGCTAAGTTGGATATTTGTGCATAGATACCGTTAACCGCCAACACACCATCTTCGGGAATGAGGGGTGCATTGTTAAAGTAGTCGCCCGCAGCAACATCATATGTCATCAACCAACGGCTTGCGTACACCATTGCAGCCCCCGCAGTAATACTGCCAGAGTTGATGTCTGTGATTGTGAAAGTGTTTGCGTTGGTGACAGTTACGGGGTAATTGCCATTGGTAGCAGTGCCACCTGTACCCGCCGCAAAGTCAATACCAATAACTTGCCCAGTAACTAAACCATGTGCCGTAGATGAAACGGTAATGGTTGTGCCTGAACGACCATAGGTTGCTGTGGTCACTGGGGCAACAGTGGTGTCAAACAATGTGACGTATCCAGCAGTTGCACTGCCCGTGAATGAAATACCACGGACACGGTTTCTACCGAGCACCATAAAGCCACTTGCGTTCAAGTGTGCTTGTTGTACATTGGTCTGATTCATAATTAATCTCCTTGTAAATGGGGGCCGAAGCCCCCTAGATTAATTAGTTTTGCTGAGCAGATTGCTGCATTGCGCCGTCAGAGTTGCGCACAATGTAAGCAACAATCACAGTAGCAGCACCAGTCGATGAAGAACCTGTGGTTGTAAAGGTCAAAGCAGCATCAGTAGAGCCAACGTTAGCCTGAGTAGGTGTAAACGCAGCGGCAATGGTCACAGGGTATGTGCCAGCAGATGTGATGGTAGTTGCAGAAGCAGTAGCCGTACCGCCAATGCTGACTTGCAGCGTAGTAGCTGAAGCAAACAAAGTGGTAGTCAAAATCTGAACCGAAGTGATAGCAGCGCCTGCGGGGATGTAACCAGCGGCAATACTACCGGTAGCTACTTGAGCTGCGGTCAAATTGAAAGTTTGGGCAACAATGGTGCAGCCGGTGTTTTGAACTGTGCCAGCAGTAGTGCCGGTAGTGTTTTTAACAGTGCCGAGCAGCCAAGGGCCAAGGTGAGTTGCGAATCCCATGATATATCCTTACATACAAGTGAAGTGCATCAATCGGTATGTCGTCTGCCGGGACAGTTTGATACACCGGAAAACCCGGATTAACGTATTTATACCACTACGTTTAAATGTGCGCAACATATTTCTTTGTCATAAATATGTTATTTTTAATTGGTATAAAGTGGTAATTTGTTTTTTGCAAAAGCCAACCTAGGTCAAGCCAAATGAATATTCCAACATCAGAAGATGCTGAATTCTTTGCACTATGCGTTAAAAAATGGCAAGAAGTACTTAACCTTAGCGACTGGCGTATTGAAAAAGGATTGAAGCCTGCTAAACAAGCAATGGCTTCTGTTGAATTCAATGAAGGTGCGCGATTAGCCACCTATCGACTTGGCGACTTTGGCGCAGAAAAAATAACCCACAAATCCCTTGAAGCTACGGCACTGCATGAGGTATTACATGTATTCCTGCATGACCTTATGACGTCGGCGCAAGACCCCAAATCCTCTGAAGAAGAGGTGGAAAAGCAAGAGCACAGAGTTATTAATCTACTTGAGCGAATGCTCTTAAAGGATTCAGATGGGCGCTCATAATCAAACTTGCACAGATGATGAATTTATTGCTCTGTGGGGGCAGCACCAGTCTGCCGCAAAATTGGCAAGAATCCTTGGTGTTGCGACCCGTAATGTTCAAAATAGAAGGCGCAATCTTGAAGCTCTATACGACATAAGACTTTTCAGTGCTGACCCTAGAAGTAGCTATTACGATCCACGACAAGCCTCTTACTCTCCACTAAAGCAAATTGACCTTGGCATACTTGACGGGACTGTAATTGTCTTCTCAGATGCCCACTTCATTCCCTCAGAGCGTTCTACGGCCTTTAAAGGGCTTTTGTACATGATTGAGGCGCTTAAACCAGTAGCTGTTATAGCTAATGGGGATTCTTTTGACGGAGCTTCCATAAGCCGCCATGACCCAACTGACCAGCCTGCTACCACAGTTATTCAGGAATTAAAAGCTACTCAGGGCGCATTGGGCGAGATTGAGGAACGTGCCAAGGCAGAGCGACACAATGTCCGACTAATCCACACATGGGGCAACCATGACGCGCGATTTGCAAATAGGCTTGCACAACACGCTCCACAATATAAAGATGTTCTTGGATTTAAGATTACAGACCACATCCCTGATTGGGAGTTCTGCTGGGCTTGTTGGCCTACCTCAAGGGTAATTGTCAAGCACCGATATAAGGGTGGAATCCATGCTACTCACAATAACACCGTCCAAGCGGGGGTGTCAGTTGTTAGTGGGCACTTACATTCCTTAAAAACCACGCCGTTCAATGATTATAATGGCGTGAGGTATGGCGTTGATACCGGAACATTGGCAGAACCCGATGGCCCTCAGTTCACTTACGCTGAACTAAATCCAAACAATCATAGGTCAGGCTTTGCGGTGCTGACCTTTTTTAATGGTGAGCTATTGTGGCCTGAATTAGTCCATGCCTTTAGTGAGGACTGCATCCAGTTCAGGGGTGAAGTCATTGATGTGAGCGCGTTTTAGCCCTTATAAGGGCAATACAGGATAAAACTATATGAGTGCTTGGTTAATTGTTCTTACGGGGGCAATCTACGCATATATTGCGGTGGAACAATTGCTAAGAGGGAATCCGTATATGTCTATTGTATATGCGGGATACGCTTTTAGTAATGTGGGGCTTTACCTTATAACAAAGTAAGCCCCACAAGCCTCATTTACTCTGCGGCTTCTTCTTCTTCAAAGTCAATCTCAAGTGTGTCAACTGCTTCATATTCCACACCCCAGCCGTGCTCTTCTTGGAACTGAATAAAATCTTGAATGATCTGAATTTTCTCAAAGTCATGTGTTTCTACCGTAATTAATTCTGCGCCTGTCCAGCCAAATTCCATTTCAAATTTCATGATATTTCCTTAAGTTTAAACGCAACCGGCGTGGCTGCAAATCCATATTAATTTAGATTTGTGACAATAAAAAGGCTCCCGAAGGAGCCTTTTAAAACTAAGTCCTAAGACTTAATATCAGGACGAACCGGGTGATCCGAAGATACCGAGTGGGTCAGAAACACCGAAGCTGTAACGCTCACGGGCTTTGTAACGAACGTTACCAGTGTCAAAGTCACCGTCCATGCCAGTGCTCATAGGAGTACGGACAAAGTGCTTCAAGCCGTTAGGCACGTCAGTCAACAAGAACCAACCGTTTGTGTCGGTCAAGAAGTGGTTAACTGTGTAGCCTTCAGGGATAGAACCGTTGTTCTTCAATGCGTTGATGTCATTGTCGGTTGTACCAACACGCAGTTCTGTTTCCAGCAAACGTGTAGCAACGAACATCAATGAAGGAGGAACAACCAACTTCTTGGGCTTAGCGGCGATCAACAGACCACGCTCATCAGTCCAAGCAGCGATCTGAATGACAGCGTTTTCCAACGATGTTTCATTCAAGTCAGCGCCTGTTGAGGGACGATTGCTGTTAGTACCACCAGAAACCAAGGGGTGAGCAGTAGAGCAAAGCACCACGCCGTCGCCGTATGTTGGGCCGCCAGTAAAGGCGTTGTTCAACACATAAGCGGCTTTAACTTGCTTGGTGTAAGCCATACCACGGGCCAAAGCCTTGGTATAACGTGAAGACAAGCTGTCATACAAGTTATCTTCCACAGCTTCCTCTGTGATGGCAAAGCCCATCGCAATGGTTTCGTGGGTGTAACGTGCAGTGTAAGCTTCCTGTGCATTGTCATAAGAGATGGCAGAGCCCTCGTTCTTGACAGGTGCAGCAGAGAAACCAGACAGCTTAGTCTCTTCTTCAAAGCTACGCTCAGATGACTCTGTTTCGTAGATCTCTTTGTGCTCTTCGCCGTATTTAGCGTACTCCAGACCGAACAATGCGTTCAAACCGGGGAGCAACTCTTTCAATAGTTGTGCGCGTGAAATAGCCATTTTAAGTTACTCCTTAAATACCAGTGGTATTGTTGTACTGGTTCGTGTTGAACTTAACGAGAAACTCGTAATAAGTTGTGGCAGCCACATTAGCGTTGCCAGTCGCTGTGTCGGGCACAACGTCAATCACACGAACAGGAAGAGTATTGGTGGTAGCGGCGGAAGAACCGTCAATACCATAATACGAGTCACCAGTGGTAGTAGAACCAACGTTAGCAACCAAAGCAACGTTAGAACCAACAATCGCACGGGTATAAGCCGTAGGAGTTGTGGAACCTGCCACTGTAGCGCAAACCTTGAAGGCTGCCATAGGATCATCCACAACAAAAGCAAAAGCCATCGCTGTAGAAGTAGACACAGCTGCGGGATAGTTTTGGCTAAACGTAGGCTGGCTCAAAGAGTTGATGTAAGAACAACCAACCAACACACCAACAATGTTACCTGAGTCAGTTGTACTAGCAGCCACGATATAGCCGTTAGTGTCAACCTTAACGGTGTCACCGTTCAGGATTGCTGTTGCGTAAGCAGGTGCGATTGGGATTTGACGGATCGCTCCGGCGTAAGGTAAACCGTCAATGCGATTGACAGGTTTGAAACCATACGTCTTATCAATGGTAGGGTATGCCATCTATAGACTCCATAAAAATTAAAGACCTTTACCGAAAGTAACTTCAGATCTACGTTCTTTGAACATAGGCATCCTTGGGTCATTCTCTCGCATGAAAGTGTTGTCTACTGAAGCCATCTGCGCTTCCGCTTGTTTGCGGTAGTAAGCATCTCGCTGTTCTGTAAACTCCACAGGTGTTTTGCAAAGCAACAAACCGCCGACTTCAATACTGTCTGGAAACTTACCATTGGTAGTACCAAACAGACGAATTTCGGGATGGTCAGAAGCCTTAACGGGTTCCCAGCCTTCGCGTAATTTTCCGGAAATGTTAGTAGCGTCTTCTTTACCTTGTGTCGATATCCTGATCCAACGAAACGCATAACCTGCCTCGGGGTTCGGGTCGGGCAGGAGTTGTGGAGGCATCCATTGTTTTGGACGTTCCATCTTTTCGCGTGTATCAAGTTCGCGCGGCTCACGGTTAGATTTTTCCATTTTCATTTCCTCATTTCTTCAGCAACCTTGCGGGCGTACAGTTCCAAAGGAACTCCCAACCGTTTGGCGAGATTCACTTGTGTCTGCGTAAGTACGATTTTTTGTGGCGCTGTACTACGGGTAGCAGGTGAAACAACATTGGATTTGGTACGTTGAGGTTTCGCATCAACGGACTCCCCGGCTCCAACTTGGTCGGGAAATCTTTCTCGGATGTCAGTGTCGATACGACGATAGTATTCTTCACTGCCAACCCTAATACCGTTATCAACAAGTTCCTCATGTAGCCCTAAAGCATATGAAGTCATGCGCTTATTGCTTCCAAACCACTGATTTTTATCCTGCCATGCAAGTAGTTTTTCATCAACCGGCGCAGCTTGTTGAGTCTGCGGTTGTATTTGTACAGGAGTTTCTTGTTCCTGTAAAGGGGCTGGTTTAAAATTATTTACTTTATCGGCGCGGATTTTAGCGGTAGTGAGTGCTTCCTGCGCTTCCAAAAGCTTATCTGAGTCACCAGCTTCGTATGCTTCTTTGTATTTACGCTTGGCTTCGTCAATTTCAGAATTAACAACTCTTTTGGCTTGTTCCAAAAGAACTGCTTGTCCTTGATTAACAGAACCCTTTAGGCGTTTGTTCTCTTCAAATACAGCTTGGGCAATACGAATTGCTTCGTCTTTTTCACGTTGTGCAGACTCTTTTGCTCTGCGTTCTTCGTGATAGCCTTTGGTAAAGTGTTTAAACCTGTTCTTTACGCTTTCAGAATAAGTCGCAAGTTCCTCTTCGGTAGGATCCTGCGGGGCTTCTGTCATAGGAGTTCTGTACTTGTCCTCCTCTGGCGTATCGTCTACAATTTCAATTTCAGGCTCATCGGCTTTTTCAACCATACCGCCTTTTTTGAGATCGTCTTCCTTTTCATCAGGAAATTCAAATTCGGTCTTTTCTATATCAGCCATAGATCACTCCTTAGTTGGGGCGTTGAATACCACGGGGGTCTTGCACAACGGCCTGAATAGAGTCATCATTAATGAGTCTCCACTCCGTACCATGAATCTTCATGCGGGTTCCCGTGTTAGGACGCACTAACACAAAGTCGCCAACCTTACAGCTGGGGCCAGATGGAAATCTGGCTTTGTCTTGAAAAGCATCGGGGCCAATCTTTGCCACAAATAACACGGGGGAAAGAAGCTCCTCGTGATGCATTGCAGTTGCAGATTTTAAAATCCCTGTTTCACTAAACTCTTCTTCTGCCTTTGGCAACATACACAGTATGTGATACGTCGCCGGGTCGGGCACTTGTTTGGCTTTTTCTTCGGCGGAGGTATTGAGCACTCCGCTAAGATCAACCGCACCAATATCAAATTCAGTCATCTTCATATTCCTTGGTTTTTCGCACGAGGTCAGCAATTTCATACTGCGCGGTTTGCAGACCCCGGATAGTCCCGCACAGTTCCTTGTAGTGATCGTGGGATTTAGCACCACTACCACTGACAACAGACACTAACTCTTTGATATGGTCATCGAGTTTTTTATTTAAAACTTCAAGTAAATTAACCATCATTCACTCCCGCGTTTTGAATTCAACAACATTTGAAGAAGCTGTTGTTTTGCTTGCAAATCTTGCGTTTGTTGGTTGTGCATCAAAGCTTGTTGATGTTCTTCTTGAGCGCGTCTCATCTCGGCTTGATGTTTCATTGCCTCAACTGCGATCTCCTGCTGTGCACGTTGTGCAGCAACTGCGGGGTTTTCACCCTGTTGAGATTGCATCTGCTGAGTCTTAAGCTGAAGCTCGGCTTGTTTAATTGCCAAATCACCTTGAACTTTTTGCGCTTTGGTCTGCGCATCTTGTTGTTTGATTTGCAATTCTTGTTGTTGCATTTGAACAACAGGATCCTGCATTTGCTGTTGGGCTTGCTTCTGAGCTGCTTCATTTTTGTCAATCTGAAGGAGCTGAGTTGCGGCCTGAGCAACAAGCTTAGACAACTGAACTTCTGTCTCTTCTGACATTTGTGTGTCAGGTTTTGGTAAGGTAGCACCAAGACGCTGCTCAATTTTTGTGCGGTATTGGAATGCTACGTGTTCAGCTACGTGAGCCATGATTGCAGCTTGCATTTGCTGAGCCATAGGGTTTTGACCAATCTGACCCATCACCGCAGGATCCTGCATCATTGATATATGCACAGCAATGTGAGCATCGTGGTCTTGGTAGATAAATGCTTTGGTTGGTTTTCCTGTAAGGAATGACATGTTTTCAGAGATTGGATCTCTAGGAGTTTGGTCTTCATCTACGGGAACCAATTTGTCTGCGTTCTTTATTCCAAGAACTTCAATCATCTGACGGTGCAGGACGGGCAGGTTATAAATTTGGGGAGCGCCCTGAGCCAGCTGAATAACAGCTTGGTACTGCATAATCCTTTGAGCCATCGTGGCTGAATTCGGGTCGGACACAGGGATAACATCCACCATGTCATAGTCTTCACGCTTGGCTTGAGGACTTCCAAATACAGGTGTGTACTCATAATCATCGGGCATGTAGTCCCGAATAATTTCTTTTAACAGTTTAAACTCTTGTTTCATTGAATAATGAACGCGAGCTTGCACCGCCGACATTGTTTTAAGCTGTCTTTCAAGCAAAGCCAATGTGGTTCCAACTGGAGCGTTTGCAGACATATCGCTGATATTCATATCTGCGATTGATCCAAGGCGTCGACCTTCGTCTGTGATTTGATTTAACAATTGCAAAAGAGTCTGTGATGGCTCTTTATATGGCAACGTCATAATGTTTTCTTTGACGGAGCCGGAAGGAACATCCACATCCCTAAACTCACCGGGCTGGATTGGAGTGTCATCTCCTTTAATACGCAGACCTCGAGTTTTAAGACCGCCGGGCAGGTTAGATAATGTTCCTGCATCCACTAATTGACGGATTAAAGATGTGCCCGCACGGGCATATCCACCAATCAAATGAATCAGTCCAAGACCGTAAGCGCCAAATCCGGGAACATATGTGTACTGAACAAAGTGCTGACGTTTAATCTTATGTTTATCTTCTTCATCCCAGTTCCTGCGGATGGCTAAGATTTCATTTGTGCCGCGCTCTAATGTGATTACATATGGAAGAGCAATACCGTCTTCATCTTCATAACCGGGCAGATCATAATCAATATGGATCTCAAAGATTTGATATCTATTATCATCATTTAAGTTATAGCCTTGGTCTTCGGCTTTTTTCTTTTCAACGTCGGTGTAAAACTGTAATGGTTCACCCAATTCACAATCTAAGTAGAAACCCGATACTTGTAATTTACGGATATCATTTTTAGTCTTGCGCATAATATGAGTTACGCGCTCTGATGTCATGGCACTAGAAGCACCATAAGGAATAACAACATCTTCTGCGGGAACAAATATAGATGCCTGACGACCCAAGGTTGGATCGTAATAAACCTTTTTAAATGCTGCTCCAGCTAATCCTAAAGAATACAGAAGGCGTTCATGCTCTGGTCGATACTCAGGCATACCTTCTGTTAATCTATAGTTCATATCATCTCTGACACGCTCGGCTGCTTCTTCTTTAAGTTTATCAATAGCACCAATAATTTCAGTCTTAACCGGGCCTTGCGCCGGAAACGTTTCAATAATCGTTTCACTCTGGAAGCGAACAGCCGCTTCCGTAAGGACGGTTGAGAATACTCCACAGGCTCCGAGCCAAGGTTCAGTTCTTTCTTCATACTTCATTCCTAAAACATCAAGACCTTTAACGTACATATCAACCCAATCTTTCCTTGAGTTGATATCTGCGTCGACCATTTCAATTAAATCACTGGCAATCTTCTGAAGTTCGCCTTCATCAATATATTCTGCGAGGTTATCGCTAAAGCCTTCCTCATTTTCATCTGGCATTAAGTCAATCTCAAGGCCATCCATGTCAAGCTTTACGCCTTCTGGATTAACAATCTCAATTTCAATTGCTGGAGAATCATCGGTCTCCAGATCGTTTAAACCCATAGGTGCTTGGCTCAGTGATTGTGAAATCATAATATTCCTTAGTAATACTCTACTTTTCTGCGGTGGTAAATGGGCTCATCTTGTTCGTCAGAATCAATAGAGATGAAACCCCCTAAGCGAAACCGCATCAAAGCCTGACTGCTTGAGTCAACAAGGTCGTCGTGATCCCCGTTAGGGAAAGAAGCAAGCTCATCCATCACTTCTTCCGCCCACCGGGTTTCAGGACACCACACAATTCCTGAAGCAAACAGGTCTGAGATGGCGTTTACACGGCT